AAGAACTGTATCCGCAATCCTGCACCTATCGGTAATTTAAAAGAAAATAGTATTACAGAGATACTGCAAGGCGAAGTTAACTTAACAACCAAGCACAATATGTATTATAACAAACCCGGTCCGACTTGTAATGTTTGTTACGATTTAGAACGAGATACTAAAAGTTTTGACATTATCAGCGATCGTGTGTTTTATCTTAAAGAACTTAAAGATGTTGATCTTAACACTTATAAAAGTATCGACACATTTAATTTAAGTGCTATTGACATACGCTGGAACAATACCTGTAATTTTGCCTGCGCATATTGCAGTCCAGAATTCAGCAGTAAATGGGCTACTGAATTAGGAGTAAAGTTTGATGAGGTTCCACAACGCAGATTACAACAGATGAAACAATATGTTTTTGATCGTGTAGAACAATTAAAGCATGTTTATCTAGCAGGCGGTGAACCTTTGCTGATGAAAGAAAATCTAGAGTTATTAGAACTATTGCAGGAAAAAAATCCTCAAGTTAATCTTAGGATAAACACTAATTTAAGCAAGACAGGCACAAGAGTATTTGAAAAAATATGTGAGTTTCCTAATGTACATTGGACCGTGAGTATCGACGAAATGGGCACAGAATTTGAATATATTAGACATGGCGGAACCTGGCAAGATTTTCTAGATAATCTTAAACAAATCAGTAAGCTCAATCATAAGATATCATTTAATATGTTACATCACTTGTTAAATTATCGATCGATATTTGATACTATTAGATTCTTTAAAAATATGGGATTTCATGATAATAGTTTTGTGATAGGAGCACTATTGAATCCAGACTACCTAAATATTAGACATTTACCAAATACTATGTTACAATCAATAGAGCGAGAATTAGAAAACTGGATTAATCAGAAACCAGGATTTTTACTTGAAAACGGTCTTAGAAATGTGTTACAGTATATAAAAGAACCCGTAGAAAAGAATATCGAATACTGTTTAGCAGAGATAGCAAAGATGGATCAACGACGTAACGTTAACAGCAAGACAGTATTTCCAGAATTATATAATTTATTAGAGAGGCAATAATCATGGCAAAACCATTTGATATATCAAAATTTAGAAAATCAATTACCAAGTCAATCGACGGACTTAGTACAGGATTTAACGATCCTACTGATTGGATTTCAACAGGCAATTACACACTTAATTACCTAATCAGTGGAGACTTCCACCGCGGAGTACCATTGGGAAAAGTCACAGTATTTGCAGGTGAATCGGGTGCAGGCAAATCATTTATCTGTTCAGGTAATTTAATCCGCAACGCTCAGAAAGATGGCATCTATGTTATCTTAGTCGATACAGAAAATGCACTTGATGAAAAGTGGTTGCATGACCTGGGTGTAGATACCAGCGAAGATAAGTTATTAAAACTTAACTTAGCTATGATTGATGACGTGGCTAAAACTATCCATGAGTTTATGAAAGAATACAAGACATTACCAAAAGAAGACTGTCCAAAAGTTCTGTTTGTCATCGACAGTTTAGGTATGTTACTAACTCCAACAGACATCAACCAATTTGAAGCAGGTGATTTGAAAGGTGACATGGGCCGTAAACCTAAAGCACTTACAGCACTTGTTCGTAACTGTGTAAACATGTTTGGTAGTCATAACGTTGGTCTAGTGGCAACTAACCACACTTATGCATCGCAAGACATGTTTGACCCAGATGATAAGATTTCAGGTGGTCAAGGCTTTATCTATGCTAGCTCAATCGTAGTTGCTATGCGTAAACTTAAACTTAAAGAAGATGAAGATGGTAACAAGATTAGTGAAGTTAAAGGTATTCGTGCCGCATGTAAGATCATGAAGACTAGATATGCTAAACCATTTGAATCAGTGCAGATCAAGATTCCATATGAAACAGGTATGAATCCATACAGTGGTTTAACTGACATGATGGAATCAAAAGGCCTGCTTAAGAAAGATGGTAACCGTCTAGCGTTTATTACAGCTGATGGCAAAGAAATCAAACAGTTCCGTAAAGCCTGGGAATCAAATGAAGAAGGTTGTTTAGACATTGTCATGAAAGAGATTTCAGCTAATGCTAAACTATTAGATGGAGGTCCAGCGCCAGAAGCACCAGCGATATTAGATGAGGAGACAGTGTAATGAGCATTGAATTAGACGCATTAGCTGAAGTATGGTTAACTTGCAAAGAGTATATCGCACCCAAGGATCGCCAGGCAGCTGCTGATCATGTATTAGCTATCGTAGCCGATCACAACATCGTCGAGAGCGATCTTAAAGCATTTGGTGGAACCGACAGCTATCTCAAACGAGCATTAGTAGAATATCTAGGTGAAGATGAAGTCGAGGAAGCTGACTATGATGAAGATGAAGGTGATGATTATTAATGTGGTATAGCCGCGTAGTAGCAAGTTTAGGTAGTATTCCTGATTTCATACAGCACTATGAACGGGAACTAGAAGACGCACGAAAGGAAGTTGGAGTCTATGGTAACATAGAAAAGAATCTTGCTGGCCTGCCCGGAATTACAGAACGACGGTTCAATCAACTACAAGAGATTGAAGCAGTTCTTAATTACCTCAACATTCAATTAAGAAAAATACGCAAAAAACACTTCCAGAAGTATCTTGAAGGATACGCTCGTGCTTTAACTAGTCGCGATGCTGAAAAATATGTAGACGGTGAAGATGAAGTAATCGACTTTGAGACTATCATCAATGAAGTAGCATTGTTACGAAACAAGTGGTTGGGAATCATGAAAGGACTTGAAAGCAAGAACTTCATGCTCGGTCACGTTACACGCTTGCGTACAGCAGGTATGGAGGATGCATCAATTGGCTAGACATAGTCTACATATACTAGAAACCATACGTCAGTATGACACTTTTCTAGAAAGTATACGCCACGTAGCTGATCTAGGTTGCGGATCTGGTGAAGATATTACCTGGTGGGCCACCTTAGAAAATAACGATAATCCACCAGAACCCTATAACTTCAATTGCTTTGCTGTTGATAATAACAAGGACAGGCTAGCACAGGTTCCTAATCTCAAGAATATACACAAGATCCATGACATCTATGATCGACCAATCTTGTTTCCGGTCAGCATAGATCTAATCTGGGCACACGATAGCCTTACCTATAGTTTAAACCCCTTGGAAACTCTACGCATGTGGAACAGCTACATGACAGTAAATGGCATGTTGTTAGTCACGGTGCAACAACACACAGGTATAGAGTATGATAGATATTTTAGTAGAGGCTATAGTGGAGCCTATTTCCATTGGACTCCAATCATGTTGATCTACATGCTGGCAGTTAATGGATTTGATTGTCGTGATGCTTATCTTTTAAAGAAATTCCAAGATCCCTGGATACAGATGGCAGTTTATAAGACAGATATCGCACCCATGGACCCCATGACTACCACATGGTATGATCTCATTGATAAGAATCTATTACATCCTAGCATAGTGAATAGCATCAATAGTAATGGCTTTCTTAAACAAGAAGAAATAGTCATGCCATGGCTAGACAAGGAAAATTATTTCATTGACTATGTCAGTCGGCAGATGGAATTTCCTCCTGCCACAGAAACAACAGGAGTTTTCAATGAGACCACAAGCTCAGAGCAGATGTCAATCGAACAGGCTAAACCTAAGACCAAAGAAACATCCTTGCTTAAACCAATGAAAATAAAATCTACACCACCTACGAGAAAGAGTTACAAATCAAAATGATCAATCGTGTGATATTATGTACTGGTGGATTCGATCCTCTGCATTCAGGACACATAGAATATCTCAAGGCTGCCAAGAAGCTAGGTAACATACTAGTAGTAGGAGTCAACAGCGACAGCTGGCTACGCCGTAAAAAAGGTCGTGAGTTCATGCCCAGTCATGAACGTATACAGATCATCGAACATCTTCGTATGGTTGATCATTGTATATTGTTTAACGACACAGAAGATCATGCTATTGAAGCTATACGTAATGTCAAAACCATGTACCCTAACAGCCAGATCATTTTTGCCAATGGTGGTGATCGCACTAAAGATAACATACCTGAGATGACAGAACCTGATGTGGAGTTTGTATTTGGTGTAGGCGGTGAAAACAAGCTCAATAGTAGCAGTTGGATATTAGAGGAGTGGAAAGCGCCGAAAACCATCCGACCTTGGGGCTATTATCGTGTATTACATGACGTTTCTGGAGCTAAAGTAAAGGAATTAACTATCAGTCCCGGGCAAAGTCTAAGTATGCAACGACATATGGAACGCTCTGAAGAGTGGATAGTTGCAGACGGTAAGTGTATGGTTGAGCATTATACGCTACCTTCTAACAGTTTAATACAAGAAATATTAACCAAGCATCACACATACCATGTAAGTATAAACAAGTGGCATAGACTATTCAATCCTTTTAACAAACCCTGTCATATCATCGAAGTACAATACGGCGACTACTGTGGTGAAGATGACATAGAACGTAGATAGATGATAACAAAAAATTTTGATTTTGGTTGGCGGGAAGTAAAATCAGTAGAACTTCAACAACAAATATTAACAACATACTTACGAAAGTACTATGAAGACCACTCTAATACAGTGCTGGTTAATACAACTTGGCTCGAAACTACTACACCTAGTAAAACTAAAGATCAAATAGATCAAGAAGTGATTAATTTCGCCAACGACCAGTACGCAATTTTTGCTGGATCGACTTGGCCGGATCTGCAACAAATTATGTCATTGGATTCTTTTGAAAATTTACCGGAATCAATTAATTTAGAGATTTTAAACTTTAAATTTAAAATTAATCAGTGCCAAAATGATCTAAGATTAAATAACCATAACGTACCTCCTCTGACACAAGTAAAAGATTATATTTTAGAACATAAGTCTAAGATTGACAACGTAATAGTATATTCTTTTTTAGATCCTCCAAAAATGTTGCCTTTCTTAGATAATCAACCATTTAATGTAATTAAGATTGGCGGAAATCCCAAACCCAACAACTGGGTAGATTTTCAAGCTGTGCTTGTGGATAAGTTTTTTGTTATCGACGATTATCTATCTGCAACATCATCGCAGATAGATATTCCCTTTATGTGTTTAAATGGAAAACCACACAGTCACCGGTATAATATAGTTAAAGCACTATTAGATTTAGGATTAGATAAATTAGGACTAGTATCATTTGGTGGTCAATCAGAGGAATTAAAAGGCACCGATGATTATATAGGACCTATTTCTATACCTG